TGACCTTCAGCGCCTCTATGTCAATATATGGTGCCGCCCGGCATCTGCACATGATGTCCTCGCCTGGATGGTTTTGGGGCATTTCAGTTTTCCGCTTTTTCCATGTTTTTCCGTTGTCGTCAGAGTATACGCTTGGATCTTTCCATTGGCAGAGAAGATTCTGCATCAGGTAATGATTGCGGTGGAGCTTTGATATTTTAGGGTATAATCCGCCGGGCCGTCCAACGACGCGTTCGTCTTCTGCAGTCTTCCAGACGTACCATTCTATTCCTAAGCTTGATTGTCTAATTGCCGAGAGCGAGGTGTTCATCTTTGATGTTTGGTCCCTGGCCAGGACTTTCGCTCGGCCGTCGGATACTTTGAACTCTTCTTTTATTTGTTGACGAAGCGTCCTATTTTCCGGCATCGGCTCCCCTTTGAAGTGCTGGAGAACGCGTTGCCCTACTCTTCCGACCAGGTATGAGGGGATGGTCTTTATATAGGTGGTGGCTTCCCATATCATCAGGTCGAGGTCTTTTTTCATGGCCTCGTCGACTATGGCGCCGATGTCGATGCCGAGCGCCTGACGCATATTATCCATGAATTTTTGCTTATTCCACGCATTGACTTTTCCGACCCAGTTTTGTGCCACCTGGTCTGCTACCATGGATATCTGGAAGTCGTACCGCTTGCGTATCTCTTCTAATTGCTTCCCGACGTCGGATGCCGATTTGTCGCGCATCTCTTCTATTACGTCAAAGAGCTCCATTTGTATAGGTTCCTGGAGCTTTTTTATCGTACGCCGAGCTTCGAATTCTATTTTTTTCGGATCGGGTATCGCCTTGCCTTCAACTTTTTTAGCTTTGCTGGGTTTCGGTTTTTTGTTCAGGATTATTACCGCCACTTTTCAGCTCCTCAATAATATTGTCGGTCGGTGGATTATCGTCGCTATTTGTGTACTCGGTTAGTGCTGTTTCCGGAATTTCTTCCTCACTGAATTCGGTCAGGAATATTTTCCGTGCATTGATTTCGTCAATTACATTTTCGGCCGGGATAACTCCGTCTGCTTTCAGGTCGCGGAGCATTTGAACGTATGTCTGGTCGACGGTTGACTTTTCGGTGCCTTTGAGGTTCCACAGGCTTTCGAATTCGATTTCAAAGTTTGGTCTGATTTCCAGCCACCTCTCACGTCCGAGAACAGAGCGGCCGAGGATGTCGAACAGTTTCTCATATTTCGGATCCAGACGAGTTTCCTGATAGCTGGCAATTGCGTTGTAGTAATTCTCCAGGTCGCCTTCGCCGGTTGCGTTCAGACCTCCGGGCGCTTGGCCAAGGAAGCGTGATGCCGGGATGTCGGACGCCGCAGACAGCACCTGCAGATATGACATCAGCAGTTCTGGCACCGAGCCAAACGATGCCTGGCTCTCTTGTACCTCGACGCCCTTGCCTTTGATAACGGCGGCCCTGTATATAGATATCATTTCGGCCATTTCCTGCAATTGTTTGACGGCCAGGTCACCCATTTTGGTGCCTTCCAGGTTTAGGAGCTGTTCGGCCTTGACCAGGGTTACGGAGCTTTTCTGGATTAGCTGGTAGGCCGCTTGCTGAGTTCCGATGCATCGCAGGATTGCGTCCCATAGCGGCACCAGCACGGACTCCCCGAACCCTTGAGGATTAATGCGGAAGTTCTGCATCAGCCTTTGGGTGCTGTAGTTGAACAGCGGTTCGCCGTCGAATATTACCAGCCGTGAATAGTGGGTGCGTATTCCGTTGACCGAATAGAATTCCGGCTTATCAAAATTTGCCGAGAATGGATCCGTGTTATATTCCGGGTTTTGGATTTGGTTTAATGATATTACGTTGAGGAACTTCAATTCTCCTTTGTCGATGCTGTCGATATCAAGAGGTTTTGCAGGATCGTCTTGCTTTTCTGCTGTACCGATAAGAATTGCGGCACCGCCGAGAAGTCGTTCCTGGATTGCTCCACGGCGCATTTTTTGGAAGAGCTGGAACTTATCGCAGGCGTTCAGCAGGCGGACCTTGTCCGGTTCGTCGATGCCGACCAACTCCGGCTTAATTCGGAACGCGTCGTTTATCGGAATTTCGACTATTTTCCGCGCCTCCCATGATGTGAAGTAGAGCAGGGTTAGCGCTTGCCAGCGGTAGTAGTAGTTATTGTTAAAGTATGGATTGAGCGACCAGCTTGCCGGCGTCTGGATTGCACCTCGGTCCTGAAGTGTGTTTGCACCAGCGCCATTGACCAGCGTGTTGCCTACTTTTTTTCTGATTGTGCTTAGTGATTTTATGCGACGAGCCATGGAAATCTCCTTGTTATGCCAGTAGTGTAAAACATATCATTTGCTTTGTCAACGGTTTGCCTAATCGACGCCCCCGCCGTAGTATTTCCATACCGAGTGTGCCATTGTGAACGTATCGACCGCGTCATCGTGGCTTTGAGAATTGTCTTCAGCGAAGAGGCTGGCTTCGTTGACCAGGTATTCTGACATCCGGTTGTTTTCCGGCAATCCGACCAGGCCACGGAAGACGTCCCAGCTTGCCTGCTTTGTTCTTGCTACTTTGTTTTCCGGGTAGTCGTAGTCTTGCGGGCGCCACGCTATGGCATTGATGCCCTCGTTTTGCAGAGTTTGCTGTAGTGGTGTTCCGCTTGCTTTGTCCTCAATGAAGAAGTACTGCGCTCGGTTGATCCAGTTTGGGTTTGTCCACTTCTGCCACATCATTTTGGCTTGCTGGATCAGGTCTGGAAATTCCCATTTGTCTACTATCATATCACGCATTGTCATGCTGTCCTTGCGCAGTTCCCATACCTGTATGCAGGAGTAGTCGGCCGTCTTTGTTTCTTTGAATGCAGTATCGGCCGTTAGGATGAGTTGTCCGTTTACCGGGGTTTCCGCAGAGTTGTACCATTGCCACCAATCACGCTTTATGATAAGGCCTTTTTCAGCTACCGGCTCTTGCTGGTATTGAGCTTGGAACGCACTTTCGTCGGCCTTTAGCTCATTTATGCGAGCTTCGGTGTATTGCGACGGGATTGTGCAGTTGCCGTTGATGTCAATCAGGGGCTTGCGGAGCGTTTCGTATTTGTAGAGCCGTATCAGGTGGCCGGATAGGTCCTCGATATGGAGCCGTTGCTGTACGTTGAATATCAGCACGTTGCTGTCGTTCAGACGCGAAAGCAGGGTTTCCTGAAAGTATCGTAGGCATTTGTCACGCATCGTCTGGCTGTAAATATCGGACGGTTTGTTGGCATCGTCGATAATGAGAGCGCCGGAGAACCCCTTGGCACCTCGTAGGCCGGCACCGAAGCCGGTGATTTGAGAACCTATGGCCGCGAATAGAACCTCGCCACCCCTTGCCGTAGTTATTTTTCGGTTCGTGTATGTGTTTTTCTTGTACTCGTTCTGAAGGTATTCTCGCCAGAAGTTATCCACAGGGGATGCCTCTATGGCTTCAATGGTTATCCGTTCCGGGTACATCGCTCTATATATCGGATGTTCCATTAGGTTTGCTATTTCCTTGGAGATGTCGGTCAGGAGGCCCTGGTTGAACGACGTATAGATGAATTTTGCTTCCGGTGTTTTGGTGAGGGTATATAGCACCAGGTATTTGCACATGGTAGTTTTTCCGGACCGTGGCGGAACGTTGAGGTTGGCACGGATTATGCGTTGATCAAGCATGTCCTGGAAGAATTCAAACATGTCGTCATGGACGGCCTCGATTTTGAACGGCTTGCCCTCCAGTACCCGGAACATGTATAGGAACCAGGTTTTGAACCCTTGCTGTATGAGGAGCTGGCCAAGGTATTCCTTATCTATCGGCTCCGTCATCAGCGATTACCTCCGCAATATGCTCAAGTGCCTGCTTTTGCTCTTCCGGTGTTATATATACCTTTTGAGTTGTCAGGGTGCCGTTGATGGTGGTATCCGGTTTTTCGCCAGCAGTATCGCGTAAGAATGAGCTGGCCTGGACATTGCCACGGCCAATGCCCTGGTTGTACATGCTGGCTATCAACATCATGTCTTTTGTGATTTCATCAGGGTCGGCATCAGGGAACGCTTCGAGCAGTCTTTCCTTTTCCCGCTCGGTTGCTTCCATGGCTCCCATGGTCTTAATCAATTCGGCAAATGTCCGGCGCCTATGCTGGAGCTTGTTTGACACCTCCGCACCCTTCACGGAGAGTTCACGGTGCCGGGCAGGGTCCATTTTTGAGAACGGCACGAGGTTCTTGAGCGACTTTTCCGACACAATTCTTTTCTTAGTAGGGTCCTTCTTTTTTGGCATTTTGGCCTCCTATGTTTTATTTGCCTAGTCGAGTTTG